ATGATAATTGCCCTTCATACGCATCCATAAGCCCATTAACAGCTTCTTCATATCCTCGGTCTAATAATTCCTGAAAGAAATTCAATTCTCTGATTACTGTAATAAGTTCCGTATCGCTTAAACTATCCAATCTTTGAGCAATCTTATTTAGATCAGCAAACAAAGCTGTTTCCAACTTCCCTATCTGACTTGCGAATGTTTCTACAGGATCAGGCATTTAATAGTCTCTCAATAGTTCCCTTTGGCTTCTGTGCTTCCGCTTCTACCTTCTTGCTCTCATCGACTTTGTTTAGCTTTGATTCCAGGTCTTCATCCGATATATCTGGATTGAAGTGCCTGACTAAATCCTCCCTTGACATTAATCCCTTTGCAAGTTTCCAATCGAGTTCTGCACGTTCTTCTTGAGGGCTTTTAGGGAACTCCACCTCGGCAAAGTCTACCGCATAATTCTCTCCCAAATCCTTCCCGGTATGAGCCTTCCATACTTCACGATCTACTTCATATCTATCGTGTTCCCATTCTCTCCATGTAGGTATATCACTAATCCGAGCCTCAAGATTCTCAATCTCCATTAGCCTTAACGCCTCGCCACTCGCTGGATTACCTGAATCATCCCACTTGATTCTTAAATGATGGTTAATAGCAGTCTGATTGGCTATTGCTTTAGCCGCCTCGATCATCTGAATTAAGTTGCCCGGCGTTCCTTTGAAATTAAAATCAGCACCCTCGCCGGAGGGGAGAACCATGACTTTATCTATGCCCAACTTGATTTGACTTGCGTCATCTATGCCCGTAAGAACAGGCTGCCCAAAAGCAAATCGAGTAGCTAATGCTATCTCTGTATATGCTATCCCTAAATGAACTGCACATCTTACAACGTCGTAAGCGTTTGTATTATACGATACAAAGGAAATCGGTAGATTCTCATACGGAGATATGTTATCATCATTGACAGATAGAATCTTTCCACCCTGTGTAAACTTAAAGTGTTTCCCAGGCTGTCCATCTCTTGCCTCTGAAAAGAAAACAAACATACGATTATATCTGTTGTCCCTTCCTACTTCATAACTAACACCAAACGGTTCAGATTCCCCTTCGATATAATACTTCTTACAGAATGGGATAATATCATACTCCAACCTTTGATGCCGTTCATTGAACTTGGTACGCAAGGCCATATCGCCTGTCAGCCAAGCTAATTCAGCAAACTCCCTAACCTTGCGATCTAATCCATACGCCGCATCCCCATAGTCTTCATTCACTTCCCCATTGATCATTCGCTTGGGGCTTTGCTTATATAACATCATCCTTGCCCTTGCAAAGCGAGGAACTACACGCTGCGGAAAGCTGGGGATCTGTTCAAGCGTTGAAGATGAAAACCACTTGTCTATATGCTGATCTACATCATTATGATAATAGAAGTCTAAAGCAGTCTGCTTACTTGCTGTTTCTCTTTTTAATGTTTGGTCATAAGCATCTTGTACTGATTTGACAATCATGTCCGTTGAATATTCGGGGATTACTACTGTATTAACACTACGCATTATAAAAATCCTTGTATCTTTCAATATATTGTTGAGTTAATCCCTCTATCTGTTTTTTCATTTCCCTCTCAATGATCTTCTTTTCTTTCTTACTTAAATAATTACCAAGCATCCACAGCCCAATAAAGAACCCATTCACAGCCAATGATATGCCGAAAATCAATTCCATTGTACTGATGTTGCAGTTCTTCTTCGTGCAGGGAATAGCCGATTGATACCATATCCGATTGCATCACTCGCATGAGATTGAGTGCTGTCTCGCTTATCTATGTCGTTTCCATGCCATACGTTCCGTTCAAAGTCCATGATAAGATTCGGGCATTTCTCACAAGAAAAGTTGCCATCACGGATCAGCTTATTAACAGAGTTCACACGTTCCCTTACTGGTGGGTTTGCCCTCGGTGCTGATATAGTATAACCATGATGGTCTCTTATTATCTGATGATCTGATGCAACTGCTGAAGAACGCCTTGCAGATCCCGAGCTATCCGGGAATATCTTGGCTTCCGGGTATCGCTTCACTAACTCCTCGACCATATCATAGGTTGTTGCATTCTTTAGTCTTACCTCATCGAACACGTGTATCCAGTTCGGGCCTATGTAAAATATCTCTGAACTCATAGCATCTACATTAAAATCCATAGAGATTCCAATAGGTAGGTTCTCATTCTTTAGGTCTGGCCGTTCAATCACGTGCTTCTGTCTGTCGAAGTCCTTATACACACGCCCTTGAGTTAGATTAACAAACTTCCCATGCACATAAGCTTCGATCTGTTCTTCTGAATAGGCTTGTAATAGACTTTGCTTGTAATCGTCAGGAAGATATGGATTGTCTAACGTGGAAGCCTGAATAATGCCTATATCCATATCAGGATCATTAGCAATAACCCATCCCCAATTCAATGACTCCGGTGTTCCTGTAAGATATATCTGTGACTTCTTGGCTTCAGGATGACGTACACGAGCAATCATCTGTTCAAACACTTCACGCTTTTGGATGAACGGCTCATCTATAACCGCCCATCCAATGTTCGGTCCACGTAATGAATCAGGCTTATCCCCAGACCCGAGCCATATCTTACCTCCCCAATTATGGAAGATGAACTCGCCTCGTTGTTGGTTGTATGTATAATCAATCCCAGCACGATTACATAGCTCCTTCAGCGTTATAATGATCGTCTTGGTGGCTAACTGATGTGAAGGAGACACGTATACCCCCGGGACAGGACTGTTTAAATAACTCATGTACAGGGATTTCAACGCCCCGATATAAGTCTTGCCCGATCCGTAGCCGCCAATCAACAGGACAATTCGATTGGACATATCCCAGAATTGCCGCTGATGTTTGAGCATCTTGTCTTTTTTTATACGAAAGATCACTCAATGATTATCTCGTCTTTTGTCACGTGCTGCTCGACTCGTTCTAATGCCCGACCCTCCGTACGGTCTGCTATAAATTTTATTGCCCAAGCTTCAGGATTATGGCGTTTACCATTTTCATCTTTGAATCCGAGAGCCATATTAAATACCCTTCTCAATACAACCTCCAGTTTAGGAACTCCATCTGCTGTGCCTTCCTCATCACCAATCTTTCTTAATATGTCAGGAATAGATTGAACGCCCTTCGGTCTGCCGTTACCTTTAGAAGCTGTATTACCAGCTACAAATTGCCCTTTATTGTTCCGATTACTCCCGTTTTCAATCGGTTCAGACATAATTGTTGAGCGATGCGGTCGGTACTGCCCCGCCTCCCCCATCTTGGACAGATGGTATGCTTCTAATTACACCAGCATCGCAATTCTTTTTTGGATATGGTTTTGCTAATGGTTCAATCTGTTTTCTCATTTCTTTATTAAGTGGATATAGATAGCGATGTTTAGTCGATCCCTTAACAATCTTTAACCCCTTATCAATATATTTTAAATGCGATCCTTTTGATTTTCTAAACGCTCTGCCGTGCCATCTTTTTTCTTTATATAAATACTCGTCAGCGGCACTTGTTTCTCCACTATAAACCCAGTTTCCAGCTTGATAAATTCCGCCAATATGACCTTGCTCTTTATCAGCAAATGAAACAATTAATTTTATATTAGGAGAAAGTCTTTTTAAAAAAACAAAGCTAAATTTAATTATTCTTGAAACCGATGTTTTATGTTTATTCAATGCAATCCTTACAAGTTCACAACTTTGCATTTGATTCAATCCAAATTGTGATCCAAGCGATTTATTAGCACCTCTTCCAAAAATAACTACTCCAATAAATTTATCATCTTCCCACACGCCAATCTTCACAAGTTTTCCAACAGGCATAGTTTTAGAATAATGCCAATTCATTACAGCGTATTTCGCAGCCTTATAGGAACACCAATCAAGTCGTAAATTCATTACCGCACTCCGGACATTGTACTGGTTTTTTTTCATCTAATCTTGGCTGTTCGTCAATCCCAACGGGCTGAAAGTCTGGTGTAAATACACCGCCTAATTGTTCTTCTGTAAATCCCCATTCTGTCAGTTCCCCTACATCAAAGTAATTCGCCAGAGCGTCCCAATCCCATTCACCTACGTTTTTATTCAGTCGGATGTTTAATTCTTTTTCTTTTGCCGGATTTAGTTCTACCTCTACACAGGGAATTTCTTTTAATCCAAGCATTGTGGCGATTTTCAGCCTTTGATGCCCTCCGATGAGAACATTCTTGCGTTCTTTGTGGGT